CTTTGCCTTATGATTTGTTGAATAAAATCAATGATTTATGAGGGTGAAATAATGTGTTGACAACAAAATAACATTATGATAGAATTTCATCAATTGGATATGGATTTAACCATTAATAAAAAATGAGAGTGGATAAATCTGAACGGCCATGTCGGTACGTGGTAGGCGGCCAGAATAACGTGATTGAGGTACTGAGACGTTTAATAGATGTTAACAGCGAGACAGAATTTAACCGCTCTTGGGCTGAGGGATATGTGAGCGCCTTAGCGGATAACAGCATGATCAAAGAAAGCGAATTTGACCAGTTAATTTGGTTTATCAAAAAATTGTAATTTACAATTAACGGGATCTGATTTTCTAAACGACCAACGGGAATCAGATCAAGAGTAATTAAAAAGGGGAGGGATTATGGACGGAAACAGAATTAAGATCTATCGGCAAGAAATGTGTAATTTGCAAGAGGCAATCAAGGAAGCCAACGAGGCAATTTGTTGCCTTGACATTAAGATCAACCGCCTGAAGGATTGGCGGAACGAGTTGAAGGAAGCTTATGGGGTAGTGGATCAGAGACTATTCGACTTAGAAGTCGGAATTACCCAAGTCAAGGCAAAAAGGGAGAAAAAGCCGGCGGAAAAGAAACCAGTCGACCAAGTTCAGAAAGTTATAAAGGGCTTGGATGATTTAGACAAAGAAAGATTAGCTGGGCTGATTGCTCTTCTGCAGGAAAAGGCTAATCGGAAAGGAGAAAAAAATGACTGATGAAATCTTACGTGGAATAATCTGGTTGGCTATCGTTGCCTATATCACCATGGGTACAATTATTAATATAATGATTTAGAGGAGGAAAAAATGACTAGAATCTGCCCACATACCGGAAAAGTCGTAGGTTTTGAAACGGCTAAGTCTATAGCCGATCATATTGAGACTATCCGTCCGAGAAGGGTAAAGGATTGGCCCAAAAGTCGCCAGAAGAATTTGTTCTGGAACCACGTCAGTGGAGAAAAGGAACCTTATCTTGATTGGCTCAAAAAATGCCAGAAAAGGGCTGAAATTTAAACTTGTAAATTACAACACACGAAAGGAGAAAGAGAATGTACAAATTGAGGAAATCTAAAGAAATTAGAGGAGAAGCAGATGTCGCTATCAGAGCTGACATGGAGTATGGAACAGTTGTCGAAATTAAGTTAGGCCGATCCGATCTGGTTTTAAGATTAGGGATAAAGCCTGACTATATTGACAACTGCGAAATTATTGAATATTCAATTGAAAAACTCTACGAGGAGGAAAATGATCATGGATAGAGAGATTTTAGATGAACTCATGGGCTATCCACATGAGAAGCCCAAAGAGGTTGACTTGGGCATGAGAGTAAAAATTCTTTGCCCATTCTGTGCGAGTACTCTCAATTGTTTCGTTCATTGTCGATACGGATCTGTTGTTGAACTCGGGGTTTATCCCTGCACAAATCCTAACTGTAAACTGAACAAGGAAAAAAAAGATGAGAGACATTGAGTTGAAGGGAAAATATATCCCTACAGGCCACGTACGAACATCAGGATTCTGTTCGTCCCGATGGTACTGGGAAGTACTAAAGACTGATGATGAGGGAATAACAGTGAAACTCTTTGATGCTGCATATGCTGAGCCCGAACGTATGTCTTATCGAAAAATAGACGAATTAATCATTTGCTACGGACTCTGGGATAAAGTTGGAATGGCCGATTTCGTCCGAGCCGATGATCCTGCACTCCAATGGATTAAGTACGCCCATTCTTACCCAGAAGAGGCAGGCCGGAGGATTTATAAACTCCAGCGTGAACTGGAAAGAGAAAGGGAGAGAAATAATGGCTCGAAACTCAAGTGATTGGCAATTTATTGGTAAATGCGCCCACTGTAATTGTGCTATCTGGTACGATGAGTGGGAAGATGAGTGGAGATTTAAAAATGCAGATCCAGATTGTAAGCATTTTCATCCGGAACTGAGAGAGGAAGAGGAGGAAGAATAATGCCAATGACATCAACCGAGGCAATTGAAACATATAAAACGTCTCCGACTTTTGCTTCCTTAGTTAAATCTTTTCAGGAAATTCTTGATAAGGGATACAGTTCTGACTACGTAATCAGTGCTCTGACCATAGCGTTAATTTTTAATGAAGATAAAAAAGAAAAGGAGGAAGAATGATGAACCTAAAAAGTTGCAGAGGATGTGGTGTAGTGCTAGATCATGATGTAGTTGAGTTTCCCAAAGATTGGGAAATTGGATATGATATTGACACTGCAAAGGCTTCATGGTCAAGAGAGCAAGAAAAATTTGTACCCTATGTTAATTGTCCCGTTTGCAGTGCAGAAATTCTAAAAGGAGAATAAAAATGAGACGAAGCAACACCATCATGGTAAATCTTAGGGTTGACAGTCGAGATGCCGCGACAATTCTACGATTTCTTTCGGAGAAAAAGATGTATCGACCCACGAGTTTAGCCGATCTCATGCGCAAGAGCATTGAGGGATTCTCAGATGTAGTTCGGGAGAATTTCTCTGATCTTCACGTTGAATCTGAGACAGAGGCAATTGATTTGCTCAACGCTTATGGGATTCTTAAGAGTAGGAATATTATTAAAGGGAATCTCACTCGGGGACTAAAGATGAGCGAAAACTCTGTTCTCTCCCCGATTGATTGCTCAACCCAGGCTGGGAACGGTCTCAACGATCTCCTAGAGAAGGCAGAGGCGCGGGCGAGGAAAGAAAACGCCGATCGAGATCAACTAAATAAAATGAGAGGAGAAAAATTATGAGTTTAAAAGAATTTCAGGAAGATATGGCCAGGGAATTTTTTGGCATGACAACGAAAGAGGCTAAAGAATCTGGCCATTGTATTAAGTGTCGCCAATTAGCGCTTCCAAATTGTTACTCTGAGGCCGGGAGAAAAGAATATAAGATCTCCGGTTTGTGCGAAAAATGTTTTGATGAAATTACGAGAGGAGAATAAAAATGGCTGCGTTTAGAGGAACTGTCCAGGGGAATCGCGGCGAAGTGTCAAGACTTGGTACTAAGAAGTCTGGAATTACTGCAAGAATTAATGGCCACAAAATAGTGTGCAAGGTTGAGATGAACTTGAATTCTGAAGGCTTAGAGCAAGTAACAATTACTCTGTACGGTCACAGAATTATCGCAGAGGAAATAGTGAAAACTGAAATGGAAAAAGGAGAATAATCATGATTAAATCCATTAAGTCCGTCATCATGGCCCGAGACGATCTTACTGAAAGTGAGGCAGATGACTTAATAGCCCAGGCTCAGGAAGCCTTTGACTATTACGTCTCTAATAGTGATCTCGATTCGGCTCAGAACGTCTGTATGGAGTTCTTTGGCCTGGAGCCGGACTATTTAGATGAATTTATGTTCTAAAGAGGAAATTGTTGCATTGCACAAAAATCCCATAAACCATTGATTTTATTGATGAAAATAATTGTTGACATTCAATCAAAATCATGTATAATGAGATCATCTTTAAATGAGAAATGATTGTTATTTTTCATCTAGCGCCAACGGACAGGGCCGGGAAATTAGTTGCGACTATTTCATCCTTTCATCACCCTCTGCGTTGGCGCACTAAATCTAAACGAAAGGAGGGGAAATTTACTGTTGTTCATTTATTGGAAGTTGTAATTTACAATTAACTGTTAAAATGAAAGGAAAATGAAAAAATGGCTGAAAAGAAAACTATTTACCAAAACGTCTATCTCGAAGAAGAAGCCGAGGGTCTCGAAATGATCCGTACCCGTGCTCCCAAGGCAGGAACCGAAACAGAAGAAGAAAAAACAGTCCCCGAGGCGGTCCACTACGTGTCCAAACCCAAAAACTCCAAGGAATGGGGAAAGCGGTTCGGTGAAGAATGGTGCACGAGCGCTATGAGCGCCAAGCTTGACGTCGAGTTTCAGAACGCCGTTCGTACTGCCCTTGAGCAGGGCAAACTCGATGAGCTCAGCACCTTTTCTCAGATGGTTGCCGAAGGAAGAGTGCCCAAGATCACTGCAGATCCCGCTGCCAGGGCAATCGCCGGCGCGGACGATATGACCCCGGAACAGCTGAATGCTCTTATCGCGGCCCTTCAGGCCAAGGCCTCAGCAAAATAAAAACGGCATAATCCCTCCTGTGCCATGCCCCGAATTGAGTTTCCTCCATGCTCTTTTCGGGGCAAAACCATTTAATTAAAAGGATATAATAATGAATAAAAGAGAAGGAATCATGCTATGTTACCCATACGAACCTAAGCGCCTTACTAAATGGGGCTTGGGTAATCTCTTCGAAGCGGTAATCGTCCAGCCCAAACTGGATGGTGATCGTTGTCGGGCTATTTGGGATAACAATAGAGTTGTTCTTCTCTCATCCGAGCAGAATGAAATAAATTCTGTCCCACACATCATCGGTGGGCTTGATTTCTTCTATCGTTCCAGCAAAAATAAACCCGAACTTGATGGAGAACTCTATTCCCATGGACTTTCCCACCAGGAGATCCATTCAATCGTCTCCAGAACGACTAATCTCCACCCAGACCATCAGAAAATTTCCTTTTGGATCTTCGACGAAGTAGATGAGAAAAAAACTCAATTCCAACGGTTGGAAAGGGTAAACACAATTTGCTACTTAATAAATAAAAAACCCATTAAGGCTATACCTTATGAGTGGTGCGATTCCCACGAATCAATCATTAACTCTATGAACGAAGCCATGGCCGTTGGGTTCGAAGGTGTAGTAATTCGTAATCCACTCAATTTCTACGTCCGCAAAAGATCAACTGAAATAATGAAATTTAAACCAAAACAACGAGATATTTATCGAATAATTGACGTAGAAGAAGCCATATCTAAAGATAATGAACCCAAAGGGATTTTAGGCGCCTTCGTCGTAGTAGACGACGACGACCGAGTATTTAATGTGGGCGCCGGGTGTCTGACTCATGTTGAGAGAGAAGAATTGTGGCAAAAAAGAGAATCTCTCTTCGGAAAAGCGTTGATCGTCCAGTACCAACACATTAACCCAAGTGGCGTTCCTCGTTTCGCTCTGGCCGAACGAGAACAGCCGTATCTTTTGGAGATAAATGATGACTGATCGCGCCCTTTGCACGAATAAATACTGCCCCAGTCGTGACAAGTGCTTCTTTCATTGGTCAAATTGGGGCAACCTCACCACGAAAACTCAATCTTATTTCGACCCTGGATTTGATAGTGAAACTGAAAAGTGTGGATATTTTTCCAACAAAAATATAACTGAATCAGATGAAGAGAGGGGAATTCTATGAAATGGAAAGTAATGGACACTGACGCGTTTTATTGTGTTGACGCTGATGACGAAGAAGAGGCTTGCAGAGAAGTTGCGTGTAGGATTATTCTGAAACTAAAAAAACAAATCGCGGACAGAACAATAAGTGATTATTTTATCGCTTGGAAGGACGAAGAGTGTGAAGAATGATTGAAAATTTATCGTTCAATTTCGACATCTCCCCAGACGTAAACGTAATCGACTCCACGAAATATAAATCCTATATCTCGTGCGAGCGAATGTTCTTTTATGAATACGTTCTAGGCTGGCAACCACAGGGCTCCTCGATCCATCTGGACTTCGGAACCGCAATGCACAAAGCCTATGAGGTTTTCTGGACAGAAGGCTACGGGGAGATTAAGAACGCTTATCAAGCATTCATGGATTCCTTCACCAAAAAGTTCCCCGATTCTGATGAGTGGGAACTTTATCACCCGAAAACACCTTCTCGCGCTCTTATGGCCCTGATCGCCTACTCATATTATTATGAGTCAATTGATTCCCAGTACACAGTGGCCCACTGGGATAATCAACCGCTAATTGAAATCGGAGGGAAAATAACCCTAACCGAATCCACCGATCTTGCGTTTAAAATGGACGTGGTACTAGAAGACTCTTCTGGCCACATCAGAGCAAGGGATCTGAAAACTGGCGCTCCGTTTCGAAATTGGCAAAACCAATTTGATCTGGCTCCACAGAGTGGAAGTTACTCCCACGTACTATTCTGCACTAACCCTCCAGAAGTAGTCGAGGGTGTGGAGTATGATGGACTGCTGTTTAAAAAAACTGTCCCGGCAAAAACTCCAACCCATCCAGAGGACTGTCTCCGGCACTTCGAGTTCGTGCGCCACTTGGTGCACTATTCTCGAGAGCAGATGAACCTTTGGTACCATAAAATGGTTACTCGTTTAAACATGATGAGAGAGGATTTCGAGATTCTTTCTAATGAAAGTGAAAGATCTCCATTCATGACATCTTTCCCGATGAGGGAGAAGGACTGTCATTCCTTCTATGGCCGGGAATGTATGTGGAAGGACTTTTGTGCCAATTGGATGAACCCATTAAAGCATGTCTCAGAACCCCCGATTGGCTTCGAAGTTCGCCACTGGAATCCATTGACTGAAGATATTCGAGTAAGATTAACCATATAAATTGTAATTTACAATTCAAAAAGGAGGGAAACTATGAAATCAAGAGTATCAATTCGGTTAGATCCAAAAATGGTAGGAGAGGCGTTTGCCCACACAGATGATGAAGCCCAGGCCGAAATGCTAAATGAAATGGGCAAAGAATTGAAAGTGGTATGCGGCGGCGCCCCTGGCCCGCAATTGTGTGGTATATCTAATCGCCTAAACCCACAGGGGAAAGAGCTAATCCGGGAATTACATGGATTTATAACTCTGCGGGAAGAGGGAGAGGAAAATGCTGGAAAAGATTAAGTCCACGTTGGTTCGTCAAGTAATCTTAGATGCACAGCGTGGTACTAGAAATTATGAGCTAGCTATATGTATCCATAAATTGGAGACTGTTCGGAACTCACTAAGAAGTATCCTGCACACTGTGACAGATGATTTCACTCATGTTGAAATTAACAGTATATTAGAAGAGTTAGAAAGGGAAGAGGATGACGAAGAAAATTTTATCAGAGATAGAAAAAGTTAAAAAGTTCTATTCCGAGAACCCGCGAAATACGACTTTAAATGTGATCGTATTTGCCCCAATTAAAACGGGGAAGACTTCTCTGTTTAAAACTGCTCGTCGCCCAGTTTATATCGACTCATTTGACCCAGGTGGGACTAATGTCCTCCGCAAAGAAATCGAACGAGGAGAGGTTATCGTAAACACCCGATGGGAAGACGAAGATCCCTTTGCTCCGAGTGCTTTCCGAAAATGGGCTGACGATTTTAAGTATAAAAAATCCATAGGCTTTTTCGATCACGTTGGAACATACGGCCTGGACTCCATGACTACCTGGTCTCAGTGTATCATGAACGAAGTTGTAAAAGTTGCAGCCCAAAAGAAATCTACCCGGCTGATTGGGGGAACTCCTCAGCAGAATGACTGGATGCAGCAAATGAATCACATCGAAAACTTCATGAGAATGTTCGTTTCCCTTCCCTGTGACAGCATCCTCACCGGGCATGAAGACCAACCGACGAAATATGATTCAGAAGGAAACCTCATCTGGGAAGGTGACGTCGGATTGATGATCACCGGGAAGCTGAGAAATCGCGTTCCAGCATTATTCGATGAGATCTATAAGCTGGAAATTGACAATTACTCAACCGGCTCTCGCCGGCTCGTAATTGCCCCACGGAAAAAACTCCAGGTTGGTTCGCGCCTGGCCAGTGATGGAAAGTTAGATAAATTTGAACCTGCTGATATAAAAGCGCTGCTGAAAAAGGTAGGGTTCCCGTCGGGGGATAAGTACAAATCTTTCAATGATATTCCAAATGAAGAGGAGGGAAAAGATGCCAAGTCTTGATTTTGAAGTCTATTGTAAGAGCTGTGGTGCTGATCTACGCGACGATATTGATGTAAATGGGCTCATTGTTAAGGTAGAACCATGCTTTAAATGCATGTGTGATGAGTTTGATCGCGGTCTTATTGATGGTTACGAAGAAATTATGGAAAGGATTTTGAAGAAGAGAAAGCAATAGGTAGAAGAATAAAGAAAGGAGAAAAAACAATGTTCCGATTAATCCGTCGGCTAAATGTCGTGGGACTGTATTTCCGCCCACCTGAAATCAAAACTGCTTTAATAGAAATGGAGGGAAAAACTTTATCATGCGAGATTGTAGCCGAGCCCGATAACAAACATGATGATTCTGCTCTTAAAGTAATCATTGACGATTCCAGAAAAATGTTCATCGGTTACATTCCCAAGGAAGTAAACCGCCTCGTCCGAACGGGGATTGAGAGCGGTATCTTAAGCCCTTCGGGTACCGTTGAAATCGAACGTGTCCCGAAGAAAATTTATTTAAATCTATTTAAAAGAGAGGAGAATTAAAATGAGTTTTCTACGAATTGACGATGATTTGGCAGAGTTTGTTGAAAATGCTGAAGAATTGATCGCTGCCCCGGCTGGCGAGTACACCGTTCAGTTCCTCGGTTTTGCCACCAACGAAGAAGGTGGGATTGAAATGACCAACAGGAATGGGGGAGCTTATCTCCGCCCAGAGTTTGAGATCGTGGATCATCCGGAAGAAGAGAACTTCAAATCATTCAGCGACTATATCGGCTTACCCAACGACGACATGAAGTTGAAGGCCAAGAAACAGGCCGCGTTCAAACTGAACTCATTCTGCAAAGCCTTCGGGATTGATCTGAAAAATGAGATCGACCCAGAGGAGTACATCGGCAACCGGGCAGAGGTGATTCTTTCCTGGAAAGATGATCCTGAATATGGAACACAGAATGGGGTTAAGAAGTTCCTGAAGCCGGCCTAACCATTGATTAATTGGTGTCGGTAGGTGCAAATCCCTACCGGCATCAATTATCTAAATAAAAGGATATAAATTATGTTTAAGGTCACTAAATCAGCAATGCGCCCGGCAAGCAAAGAACAGGAATGTTTTTATTGCCACCAACCAATAGGAGAGAATCATAAAGAAGATTGTGTTCTCATAAAAAAGAAAGTTAAGATACTTATGAGAGTAGTATATCTCAGAAGTGTACCTGCTTCTTGGAGCAGAAGTGAGATAGAATTTTATCTTAATGACTCTTCGTGGTGCGCCAATAATGCATTAGATGAGCTTAGTGAAATTTTCGACCGCGAAAATGGAGAGTGTATGTGCAGTTCTTCTACATTTGACTATGTGAGCGAAGACTCAGAGCCTTTTCTAGAAGAGAATTAATAATTTGTAATTTACAACTCTAAATAAAGGAATTTAACTATGACCGATCCAGTAATTCAACGACTAAATGTAGAAATAACTGATCCCGAGATCAGTAAATTTCTAAACTCCCTGGCCCATGGGCAGAGAAAGATCCTCATAACCGCGTTGTTAAAAATGGTAGTAGACGGAATAAAAATAGGCGGCTTTGACGTTCTTGCTCTAATCGTAGCTAAACACATGTCCATCGGTGATCTTTATGGCCTGTCGATCTCAGATAAATAAATCCCTAATCGAATTATCTTTCGAAGAGGGGCTTGCACTAATCCGTACTCTCCGCCAAACCCGTCGAGAACAAGCCGCTCCACGCCCTAAAAAAGTGAGCGTTAAAAAAAGCTCTTCTTCGAAGGGTAAATCGAAAAAATTAACCAAGTCTGAAAAGATCCTGTCTGCGGCAGAGAACCTCTCCAAAGAAGATCTTTTAAAAATGATAAATCAATTAAAGGAGAAAGGAAATAACTAATGAAAAAGGTCCTCCCCTCAATGCAGTCCGCAGTCAACGTCCCAATCGAAACTATTAAACTCTCTCAGTTAATCATCGGAGATCGTTTCCGCCGAGACCTGGGCAACTTAGAGATAATGGAAAACTCTATCCGCGTTGACGGATTGATGAATCCTATAACCGTGCAGAAAAAAGACGGAGAATATCACCTGATTGCCGGTGGGCGGAGAACTTTGGCCATTCTCCACGGGTGTAAGAAAGACAAAATTAATCCAGATGATGTGAAGATTAAGGTTCGAGTATATGAAAACATCTCCGAAGAAGAGAAGGTCGTTCTTGAACTGGCCGAAAATCTCTACCGAAAGAACCTCACCTATAATGAGGATCTCGCGATTAAGGAAAAAGTCCACGCCTTTTTCACCGAGCGCTATGGTCTCGCTCAGCAGGGCGCCCACGTCGGCGGACACACACTGAAAGATACCGCTTCTCTTCTGGGAATGCCGGCTTCTTCTGTGGGAAACCTTCAGAAGGAACTCGAATTGGCTAAGTTAATGAAGTCCACTCCTGAAATCGACTGGTCTCAGTTCAAAAATAAATCCCAAGCCCTGAAAACAGTCAACCAGGTAAAGAAAATGGTGGCAGCCCGGGACGCCGCTAAGAAAGTAACTTCGGTCTCAAAAGAATCTCGGTTCAAAACCTTAGTCGACTCCTACCACATCTCAGACATGATGGAAGGAATGGCAGAACTTCAATCTCGATCCTTTGATTTCATTGAACTTGACACAGACTACGGTATTGACTTAGCTGATCGTCGGAAGCAAAGGGGCGGAACCCCATTTACTTATACTCAAATTGATTCGGAAAATTATCCCAAGGTGAAAATAAAAGTCCTCTCCGAATGTGCTCGGCTCTTGAAGGACAACTCCTGGATCGTGAATTGGATTGCTTTTCAGTATCTCGAACGCGAAATTAAGTGGATGCGTGATCTGGGATTTAAAATGGTGGACATCCCTGGCATGTGGGTGAAGACTAACTCTTCTGGAGAAACAGCTTCACCGAAATATAACCTCGGCCCAAAGTGTGAGATCTTCATCTATGGTCGCAAGGGAAATGCTGAGCTTCAAAAGCAGGGTCGATCAAATGTCTTTGATTATCCCATGATTAAGTCCTCAGTCGAGCGTTATCATGACTGCCCGAAACCAGTAGAGCTTTATAAGGACGTTCTTGAGACCTTCGCGAAACCAGGTGATTCTGTTCTCGTTCCATGTGCTGGTAGTGGAAGCTCCATGATCGCTTCAGCCTTGCTCAATATGAACCCACTCGGCTTTGATCTCTCCCAAGATCATAAGAATGGATATATTCTGTTACTGAATAAGTACGGAATCTCGGCATAGAGTTGTAAATTACAAATTAGGGGAAATTATGAGCAAAATCATTGAACTGAAAAATCGTTCCAAATCCTTTATAGAAATAGCTCGGCGCTGCCCATCATTATTCCAGGACGATCATCTTGATTATTGCTCAGCTACTGATGATGGAACTGGTGATTATAAACTATGCGAAGTCAACAACTGTCCTTTTCTGTACTGGCTAAGACTATTACATGAAAAGGAAATAAGTGTAGGTACTCTTTATGAATCTTAATCCTCTTAGCGCCCGAACCTTTGTCCCACCCGAAGGTCCAACCACGGCCAAGTTTGTCTTCATTGGCGAACAACCGGGACGCCAGGAAATTGCCACTGCCCGACGTCGTCCTTTTATCGGCCCAGCCGGACAAGAACTCCGAAACATCCTGACGAAAATGAGCATCCATCCAGACAATTGCTACTTCACCAATGTAATAAAAGACTTGGATAGACCTCTTGTTCACTATTTCGTCAAGGACGGAAAATATGATCCCGAATGGACAGAGAAAGGAAAAGTTTATCTCGACACTCTTCGAGAGGAACTCTCATCTCTAGACGCAGAAGTCTTAATCCCCCTTGGTAATATTGGCCTCTGTGCCCTTACTTCCCGTTACGGAATTGAGTCTTGGGCTGGATCAATATTGAATTCGACTCTAATCAAGGGAAAGAAAGTTGTTGCAACTCTCCATCCATCGACCGTGATCCGTGGAGTATTCACCAACCGTCGATTAATCATGTTCGATATTCTCCGTGCTAAAGACATAATCTTTGGCACTTATGTCCCAACCGAGAGGGAGATCTTAATTGCTCCCTCTTATCTTGAAGTCGAAAAATTTCTCCAATATTGTTTTCAGACTGGAAAATCCGGCTCCCACGTTGCCTACGACATCGAAATTATGGGAAGTGGGACAGAGAAACAAGTTTCGTGTATTTCCTTCTCCATAAATATGCGCTCCATGTCCATTCCCTTCTGTCGTGGAACTGAACCAATCTTCTCATCAACCGAGGAGTACAACATCTGGTGCCAGATCAACATGATCCTTGAAGATGAAGAAATAAAAAAGGTGGGTCAAAATCTTGCCTTTGATTCTCATTTTCTTCTCCGCCGATACGGAATCAAAACTCGCAACATGGAAGATACTATGATCGCGCAGAATGTGATCTCTCCTGATTACCCAAAGGGCTTAGATTTTATTACTCGAATTTGGACAGATCATCCTTATTACAAAAAGGACGGGAAGGATTTCTTTGCTGGAGCATCATCTGATCTGGAGAACTTTTGGAAATATAACGCTACTGATTCAATTATCTGCGACGAAGTCTGGCCGAAACAAGAACATACTATAAAAGAAATGGGAAACCGAGACGTCTATCTTGAACAGCGCAAACTAATCCCTCCCTGCACCTACATGATGGAGCGTGGGATTAAGGTAGATATTGAGCGCTTAGTCTCAGCAGGCGATAAATTCCAAGAAGACGAGGAGAAATATCGAGGTCAACTGGAAGAGTTAGTAACTGCTCGGTGCCAAAAAGCCAATGACGATATGAGCTGGTACACCAGAAAGATGGCTTCGTCTTCGAAGCAATTGAAAATCTATTTCCACGAAATCTGCCATGCCCCAACGTATAAAACTCTTCAGAAAAAAATTGGCTTCGATGACATCGTACTAAAGAGGTTAATTCGAAAGGGATTCCAGGAGGCTCATTTAATCCAAGAGATCCGACGTGTTAGAAAGCTCCGATCAACCTACACTAATCTTGATAAAATCGACGATGATAGTCGTATGAGATGCTCCTATAATCCTGCTGGTACCAGGTTTTCTCGTCTCTCCTCTTCTGCTTCTCTCTTCGGTAAGGGAATGAACATGCAGAATTGGCCACACGAATTGCTCTCATATCTCGTCCCTGATGAGGGCTATATCTATTACTCTCCCGATCTCTCACAGGCTGAGAACCGTATCGTCGCCTACGTCGCAGGTTGTCAACCAATGATCGATGCCTTCGAGACTGGGAGGGACGTTCACTCTCGTACAGCCGCACTTATCTTAGGCATCAATGAAGATGAAGTCTCTCGTGAAAAAGGCTCCTCACCTTGGCGATCCATGCAAGGGAAGTCTCAACGCGATGAAGGAAAAACTGCCAATCATGGATTAAATTATGATCTTGGTTATCGCTCTTTCGCTCTTCGTAATGAAATGCAAGAGACAGATGCGAAGAGAATAGTCAATCTCTATCATTACGTTTATCCCGAAGTCCGCCAGGTCTTCCATAATTACATAAAAGAATCACTACGCAAGTCTCGAACTGTTACAAATTTAATGGGTCGAAAGACAGTATTCCATGGTCGCCTCGATGATATGACGTTTAAAGAAGCTTACTCTTGCATTCCACAGGGAACAGTGGGAGATATAATGAACAAGGTCATCAACAGAATCTACTACAATCAGAAGTTATTTGGCCCAGTAGAACTCCTCAACCAGCTCCATGATTCTCTGGGCTTTCAGATTCCAATCTCTGTTGGCTGGCAATACCACGCTATGGCACTGAAGGAAATTAAAAAATATTTTGAGATTGAACTAACCACTCACGCCGGTCGAACCTTTACGATCCCAATTGACTACTCCATTTCTCTCACGTTGAACAAGGAAGATGGAGAAGAGATAAAGGCTAAGGATTTTCCAAATGATTTAACTGTTTTGGCTAAAAGATTGGAGGGAATTTATAATGGACTTAAGAAACGAGTATGAATATGTTGTGGTAACAAATAATCACGGAATCGTATCTGCTACTCTGGTGCCGGAATTATCTGATGCCATTGCCTGTAAAAACTTAGAACAATCAGATATAAAAACCTATATAGGAAGAATAGAGTGGATAAAAAATGCGTAAACTCACCGACTGGATCACTTCATACCTTGAGTATACCCAGGACTGCGAAGCCCCTACAAAATTCCACGAGTGGTGTGCCATCAGTGTTCTTGCCTCAGCTCTTGAGCGGACCTGCAAACTTGTGTGGGGTTCGTTGGTATTCTACCCCAATTTCTACATCGTTCTGGTCGCACCATCTGGTAAAGCACGAAAGTCCACCTCTATGGCTCATGCTCGAAAGTTCATGAGCAATATTGGAGTTCGGCTCTCTTCTGAAGCCACTACCCGAGAGAAATTAATCTGCCGCATGGAAGAGGCTACTGATTCAATCATGGGAGAAAGCGGAATTCCACTTGTCCATTCGTCAATGACCATTCTCTCCTCAGAATTAACTGTCTTCTTAGGCTACAACAATTACGTTCTTATGAGCGATCTAACCGATTGGTACGATTGCCATGATGAGTGGAAGTATGAGACTAAGGGAAAGGGATCTAACATAATCACCGGAGTCTATGTGAACTTATTGGGTGGAACTACTCCCTCTCTAATACAATCCGCTCTTCCCTTAGATGCAATCGGTGGTGGACTTACATCCAGAATGATTATTGTATTCGAATATTCTCGTAGATTTAAAAAACCCTTTCCATTTTTTCCCAACTCCGACGAAGGTAAAAAACTCTACGCCGCCCTGATGAACGACTTAACCCAAATTAAGTCCCTCGTGGGGAAGTTCAAAGCCACAAAGGAAATGATGAACACTTACTACGACTGGTACGATCAAATGCCAGAGGACTGCCCATTTGACGTGAAGTACTTCTCTGGTTACTGGTCTCGCCGTGCCAATCATGTAATGAAATTATCCATGATCTGCTCAGCCTCGCGCTCCAATGATATGATAATTGATAAAGAAGATTTACTCCGGGCTATAACTCTACTTGAAGAAACCGAAAAGAAAATGCCCTCAGCATTTCGTGGCGTGGGTCGGTCAGATCTTGCCCAGACTACTGAGGCAATTTTAACTGAGATCGTTCGGCGTGGCGAAGTAACCACATCGGAATTATTGAGCTGTTTCTACTCCGATGTAACCGCCTGGGAATTGGATCGTATCATTGCCACACTTAATGCAATGAAGGCCATTGATGTAATCGTGGACATGGCACGCCCATCACTTAAGATCATCCGCTATAAAGGAAGAAAGGAAGAAGATGAAAGTAATTAACTGGATAACAAATATCATGGCTATCTTTACTACTTTTCTTGGGGCATCTCTATTAGGATTAGGATATTACCTAAGTCGAGTATCAGATAAATATAGTTTCGAAGAATGGATTACAGCAATAGGTTTAACCAAGAGGGGGAGAAGATGAAACCTGAAGATTTCTTAAACGCTATCCACATTTGTTTCTGCAAGAAACCTCACTGCACCGATATGTCCGATTGCCTAGAACGCTCAGACGATCATTGCTACTTCTACGTTGAGGACTCACTTACAGAAGATCAACAATTAGATCGTAAATATTGGACACAATTTGCAGTTGATTTCGTCCACGTCGTCCAGAGTTACGAACTGGATATTGAAGACACATTGAAGAAGTTCTTATTGTTGAGCTGCTTTTATTACGACGTAATATCTAATAAACAAGAACTTCTGGAATATCTCCAGATAATTGTAAATTAAAACTCACAGGAGGGAATTATGCTAATCGTAGATAGAATTGAAAGAAAAGATGGAGCATCTTATCATATAACTAAAGCTAGGGAATCTAAAGGAACAATCATATTCCGAACATATTATGACTTCTTAGAAGCAATGGAAGATCATCTCGGAGAAGAATTTGATAAGGATAAAATCATATACGATACAGATAAAAAATATAAAACCCTGACCAAATACTATACAGAAATCGCATTCGACTATGGATGTCTGGTCTGGGATCTTCACGACTACGAAACTGCCTCATTCTGGCAGCGATTAAAATATCTCTTCACGAAAAAACTCTAACCGAAAGGAGGTGATGAAAACATGGATCTATCAACCCTGCTTGGCGTAGTCATGGCTCTCTTGCCCAAGATCAACGAGGCCCTGGCTGACGGTGAAGTAACCCTGGGGGAAGTACTCGAAGTCGCAACTGCAACAGTAGAATCCCTGGGGATGGAGTCAACAGTAATTTATCACAAACCCAAACTGGCGAAAGGAAAGAAGTAAATGAAAACAATCGTTCAATTATCAATTGTCCTCTTCTGCGTCATCGTGGCTATTGGCTGTGGACTAAAATTCACCCCTAATGACGACGGCAAGGTCAACACCGACGACTTCGCAGTTGAAGTGATGATCACCCCGGAAGAATTAAAAGAACTCTTCAACATGGTCTTCAACACTCGGGCTGTAGGTGAGATTAGATTCCAGCTTGACTCTGGCCAGACAATTATCGTCTCCAAACCAGTCTCCTGTGACGACGATGACGATGACGATGACGACCCAGAACCCATGGACGATGACGTAGACACCAAGGCTTTCGGTTAAACCCTTTCCAGGCCACGGCATTTCGGTGTCGTGGCCGAAAGAAACTAAATCATGAAAACTCTAATCCTATTCTTATCCATATTAACTTATATCCCAATCCCTAACTATCAACCACTGGAGAACAGAAAGATGTCAATAAACAAAGACCAAATGAGAGACTTAATTAAACGAACGATCGAAGATTTTGATAAAGGATTATTGTCTCGTGATGCGATAGAACTTCTAATGCTAACTTTCTCTGTCGAGTCTAACCTCGGCACATACTTAAAAGGGAATGAGGGAGATGGGATAGGCCAAATGAAGAAGTTAACTTTTAACTGGATAAGAGAAAAATACTCCGATCGCTGGCCAATTCTCAAATACTGCCATCATGAGCAGCTGGAATATAATCATAAAATTGCAATTATTTTCGCTCGCTTACTTTACCTTACCATTCCTGCTCCACTTCCAGATCATCGTAATCACGAGGCAATGGCTGAGTATTGGAAAAAATACTACAACACCGAGAAGGGAAAAGGTACTGCTAAAAAAGCTTTGGCAAAATATTACATCTACGCACTGGAGGGAAAAAATGGCCATAGCAATCCAGAGCAAGGCTAATCAGGAAATAGTCGATAGGTTCAATCGTAGATACAAAACAGACTTTATTCTGATCGGTGAGATGGTTGAGTATATGTATAAAATCGGCTGGAAGAGAAGAGAAATCGCCAACTACATCGGCAAGAAGCCAAGCTCAGTAGACAACATCCGCGCGCAGTTTAAACATAAGATTCTAAATCGACCAAGAGAGTACAACTGCATGAGTTATAAACTCTGCCTAACCAAGGCCGCGAAATCCAACTGTGAAATGAAGTGCAAAGTTTGCGCTGATTATAAACCAGAAAAATTAACACACCTATCTTAAGGAGGAAAAATGAAAACTAAACCTTATCTTGACTGTAATTTTTTGAGAATCTCAAACGGCCGCAGCATTTGTATCTTCGACGCGAGAGGAGATCAGATTGATTATTGCACACAACATGGGTGCCCAATCAGGGATAAATCATCTGACGAATTTCGAGTAATGGATCTCCAGTGGGCTGATTGGGAAGAGGTTGAATCTGATCCTGATTATGATAGAGTGTTGAGTCCGTCGACTTCAGATATAGAGTGGATGATATCTGATTGGGAAGATATAAAAGTCAATACCGATTGCTATTACTATCTTAATAATGAAACTAAAAAGATAACTCGCTGTGGGCATGCGGAAAACAAAAGCTCAGAGTGTACTTTTAGTTCATGTCCTATAAAAGTAGATGAGCAAACTCCCAAAGAAAATAAAGGAGAATCTATCTCTGAAATCGCAGGTAAAATCGCCAGACTGGTTGAAGAAAAGCAAATTGCTTATGGCAACTCCTTCAACCTGTCCGGCGAAGTTCTCAAACTGTTATACCCCAATGGTGTCCAGCCCGCCCAATACTCCGATATGCTCTGTGTTGTCCGAATCATCGACAAACTTTTTAGAATCGCTTCGCAGAAAGAAGCCTTTGAGGAAAATCCCTATAACGACATCGTCGGGTATGGATTATTGGGGGCTAAATATTTATAAGCGATCCCAATCCATTAAGAGTTGTAATTTACAAATTACTGTTTAATCCGAAGGGCGGCTTTGAGAGGATCTTCTCCTTTCTCTTCCGCCCTTATCACTTTATTAGTCGTAGATCCTGCAGGCTGGCCTAAAGCCGTTCCAAGCAACTCATACCATCTCTCATAAGTATATCTCTCAAATCCCTTATCAACTACGTTTTCTACAAAGTCCCATCCTGCCCCAAGTAAAGATGAATCAAATCTTGCATTAGTCAGAAGAGGAATAGAAGTCAATTCCATAAACTCTCCTAAAATCTTTATATAATTCCAATCATCTTCACTCCACTGTCTCTTGATTTCTCCTACTGGGTTCCCAACTGGTGAAGATTGTCCAAGCACATCTTCGAAAAACCATCCGACCATAGAAAGTGTAGTCATAAGAGAACCGAACTTTAACACCCTTCTCATCTGACGATTATTAAGTCGAGTAATTTCCGGCGCCTTCCCGTGAAGTTCTAAAATATCCTTAGCAATAAAATTCCAGTTCCCGATTACAAATGTTCCCATATTAGTAACAAATCGTCCTAACGCATGTTGCTGAATCGGTGATCGACTTAATTTGGTCGGGCCAACTTGTGTGCGTTCTACAATATCATCAGCATATTGGTGAATTCTTTCATCACTCCAATTTAACTTTCCCTTCTTCCTCATTGTCTTAGCTTCTGATACTGCTGCATGCCAGGTAATATTCCTTGAAGCAAAATCAGAGGACTTGATCAAGATATTTAGAACTTGACTCGGTACTATCTTTGCGACTCTATAGATCCCTTTAGTCCCTGCCCATATCTTAGCCAATCTACTTGCATTCGGAATAGTGTAAAAACTTCCAGCTGTAAGATCCAGAAGTTCTCCACCTACAGATCCATGCCAGGTCTTAAACAATACCTCTGATTTATTAATAGCTTCTGGCATTCCATTTTTCTTTAGTGCTTTAGCTAAATCTCCTATAGATTTAAACCCTCCCTTAAGTGTGTTAATAGGTCCAACTGCAAACACTGTATTGATCAATGCTAAGGGCTGAATCTCCGCAGTTCTTGGATTTCCACTGAGATGATAATTAGCAATATTGCTTCTTAGCCCGTCAATATACTCCATGTATTCTGCCATTGGAGCTGTCATATCAGTAACGCCGGTAATATCATTAACTAATTTATCCAGTGCTTTCTTAACTCCACTCCTCTGATCTTCCATCTTCCAGATCTTGCCAGTATTTGGATCTCTAAATTCCTGAGTCTCCTTGATCCACGAAATAACCGGAGTCCAATTAATTGATCTATTAACTGACTGCATATAATTTCTTGCGGCTCTAAACGGATCTATATCCAACGCGGGAATAGCCCCCTTCTTTCTCATGTTCTCGAATCTGGAATGCATCATTTTCGGAGATACCATATTGGGAATATCTTTAGTTAATTTCCCATTATTAAACTCCATCATAACATCCGATCCCATCTGACGCATTAGTTCAGCATTGGTAAAGAATGTGGCATAATTCTCAACCTCTGGAATTGGTTCATGCCCGCTATTAATGAGAGATTCATTCCACTCAGTTAATTTTCTTTTATAAAATTCCCTCAACTTTGTATATGCCTGCTGAGCACTCTTACTTAAATGTTCGAACTTAGTCGGTATATCTTTAAACCCGAGCGCAGTTAAGATAGTTACTCCTCTTTCCTGAGCAGCAGCAGCATACTTTCCCAACTGTTTTCGATTATAATTCCTGGACAATATCTTCCCAGTTCTCGGGTCCATTCGATTTTTCTTACCATAAATTGTAGTAGCTTCTTCTCCACTAAGAGTTCTAATCTTAGTCTCAACTGCTCCCTTCTGTAAATCGTTTCTGATTTTCCTTAATTCCAATTCGTCAGCCTTATTCATTCTAATTTCTTTATTCTCAGCACTGACCCCTTTTCTCCAAACTTCGAATCCAAAATCTCCCAGGCGATCCATAGTATGAATCCGCGTCTCAAGGTGTGAAGTCGCAGTTTTGCCCCTAACTGCTTTCTCCATAAACTTAGGAGTGTTTCTTTGTTTAGCACCCAGAGTTTTACGCAAAGAAAAATACGAAGGATCTTTGGCTTTCATAATATTTCTAATCGTACCTGCTTCAACAATGGGAGATTTGAGAGTAATCTTTTGACCATTAACTTCAACTTCTTTCTCCCATACTTTTCCTATTTCTCCCTCATTAAAAGTAAATTTCTTTTTTTGTTCAGTCTCCCTTATTTTCTGTGTCTCTTCTGCTACATTCTCAGCTGCTTTCTTCACTGCTGCTCGAGAAACTTTAGCATCAACCTTTCCGAATTCTTTTCGATAAGCGTTAATCAGTTTTAATTTCTCACTGTCCTTCATCCGCCCAGACATTTTCACGAGATCTTCAAACTTCATCCCTCGAGATTTGGCCAGCTCCTCTAATTTCCTGACCATCTCCACGTTCCCAAAATTAACCCCAAAGGTATTAGGATCAGCCTTCAAGAGCTTTCCAAACTCTCTCAACTTCGGACTAAGAATATCCATAAACTTATCCAGAGGAATTCCAGAATATAACATCGTGGGATTAGCACCAGCCTTCTCGGCTTTTGTCATTTTATCTAATGTCTCCCATGGTGGAATTTTTCTGATAGCCTCATCGCTTATGCTCATTCTATGCTCAAAGAGTCTAGCTTCCATTTCTCCAGGATTACGTAAATAAATACTCTCAGCCCCGGTAGGAAACTTTAACAAATTTATATCAGATTTAGATAATCCTAATTGATTTTTGTTTCCTTCCATCCATGGAATTAATTCCTTAAGCGCAAATTCTGGATCTACAAATAAACGACTTGACCCAGCGTTAGATATTCCAGCCTTTATTTCATCAGCAAACTCCTTATCTTTTATCTTTGGCAATAATTTATCAAGTCTATTAGCTATTACACTTCCAGACTCGTTCTCAATAGAGGTTCCCCCAAATGCACCAACTCTTCTATTTATATTATGCTGAAGTTCATGTGACAATGTTCTGACATAGTCCATTTCGGTACCGCGTAATGGTAGACCTATTGTGTCAGTCGGCTTATCATAATATGGAATCTCGTCAGTGAACTTAACATTAGTATTCCTCAATTCTGGCAATGCTTCATATAATTGAGGATATTTTAAAACCTCTTCTAATTTTGCATTCCTTTTTTCACGACGCTGAATATCTTTAAGTTTCTTAAGATCAAACTCAAACTTAGAAGGACTGATCTCATACCTCCATTTGCCATCTCTTCCAAGCCAAAATCCAGTTTCTTTCCAGAGTTTTTTATTCCTAAATGCCTTTTCAGGATCTAATCCTCTAAGTCCTATCCATTTCTTAACCGTTTCAGGAATCTTATCTAGAGGAATTCCAGAATATAACTGCGTAATCCCACTAACATCAGTTCCCTTCGCTCTCTCCTGCATCCCCTGCATGATCTCACTCCACGCAGCGACTTCTTCAGGCTTCAATCTCTCAATAGGTTTTCCACCCTGGGTACTCTCAGACTCTACCCATTTATCTAAGTAACTTTTCCTATTCCTCCCTAATTCCTCAACATGATCTACCAGGGCAGAAAGAACTGAAGCCTCCTCAGGCAACACATCGAAGCGTAATTTTGGATCGTCATTTTCCTTAATATAATCTCTTAACTTCTTAGCCGTGAGTTTTGGATTATCCCTAACCACATCCAGCAATCCATCTTCTTCTGCCAATCGATAGAGATTCTCCAGATAATTTTGCATTTCCTCGGGATATTCACTTAATCGCTCTCTGACTCCAACCCTTCCGGTAGGTTCAACGGGCTCTCCTGATCCAAGAGCCTCTTCAAACTCTCTTCCTGTTTCTTCAGCCAGTTTTCTCTCTCCGGCTTCGATAACTCGTTCAACCTCGGGGAGACTCTCTTGGCCAACTTCCTGTCGAGTTCTGACTGGCTCAGGTTCAACTGGCCGAGTCGGTTCTGTAATCGGAGTTTCTTCCGGTCGAGTAGCTTCTGTCTCATTCTTCACCTCTCTTCTGCCAAGAGCTTCTTCATAAGCCATTCTTAATCGCTCATCAGGCCGGCCAAATGTCTGTTGTTCTCTCCCAGATAAAAACTCTGCTCCTTCTCTCGCTCGACCTAACTCAACATTTCTAATCGCCTGACCAGAATCAGTAGTAACCCTATCTCTTCCAAGAAACATTTTCGGTAGCGAGGAAGGATCTACTGGCTTTCCTTCTTTAACATCCAGAGACTTCCTAATGATATCCTTAACTGCTTCAAGTTTAAAGTTTGGATCCATGGATTGAAAGGCTCTGGACAATTTAATTCCATCCGGGCCGAGAGTACCCATAGCATTTGGGTCAGAGAATTCATCCATAAGATTAGAGATATCAGCATCGAAATCACCCTTATCAAGATTCTCCCTAAATTCTTCAGCTTTCTCCGCAGGCTTCTTTTCTTTAGGATCGAAAATCTTTCTCCATCCCTCAGCTATTTTACTATAAGTCTTCCCCTGTTTGAACTCATTTCCCTTAGAGTGAAGAAGTTTAAACGTAATCACATCAGCCCCATACCCAAGGGCCTGCCCAATATCCCTTCTCCCAATCTTAGCCCACGCATCTTCGATATAATGCCCGGGCAAAAGAGACATCACCGCGTTAACCGGCTTCATCATCAGTTCGGCAGTTTTGGTTTCGTAGGGTGCGACAGATTCATAGGTTGGCACAAGCGCTTCAGCCACGCCGCTAGTAACTTCATCAATGGTCTTGGCTCGTTCTTCTGGAGTTCTATCTCTGGTCTCAATTCCTCTTCTCAAGTCAACAGCCCCTAAAAATCCAGGGGGAGCTATACGAGGATCAATTCCCCACTTAGCCCATATAGACTGAAGAAGCTCCTCTTGGCCTTTGGGCTTAACAGGCACCGAGCTAAAACCTTCAATAAGACCTAAAGGCTTTCCGAACGCAAATTCAGCCGTCCCTCCGGCCATCTTCGTAGCAAACTCCGGCATTCCGCCAGCCAAGTTCCTCAACAGCTCTTCGTCAACTCCGCTTGGCCCAACCTTTCCAGACCCAAAGTTCTTCGACGCCCAATCGCTAATCGGCTGAGCGATCTTCTCCATAGGCCCTTCAATAAAGTCTGGAATCCAAGTATCATTCTTCGGCTTCCAGAAAGAATCTCCCTCTACCAAAGCCTGTTCCTGTTGCTGATCTACAAATCCCCAGTCCACTTTAGAGTTTTGTAAATTAGAATTCTGATTTTCAGGCTCAAGCATTCCCCAATCAACTTTGGCCATCTTAGTATCCTTCCATCACTTTATTGATGTACTCTCTATTGGCAGTAAGTGTATCCATTGCTTCCTTCTTAGAAAATCCTCGACGAATCATCTCGTCATAGATAGCTCTAACATCAAGCTTTTGACCTTTTTGGTACATAACGGGAAGAGTTATATCTTTATCTCTACCCCAATTGTTAATAAATCTCAGCCTAAATGGTACAGCTTGAAGTCCTTCGTCAGCCGCATACCTGTTGAAAAGATCTATTTCAGATGTAGTTGGCTCACGATAGTCTCCCTCTTCGTCCGATGTCATCTTTTGGAATCGATCATTAATCTCTACTGGAAGTTCTGTAATCCACTGGTTCTTTAGGCTTCCGTCCTCTTCTTTTCCACCTTTCGCTTTCTGGATTTCCCGATTAGCATAATCCAGATACTGCTTCGTTGTAACCTTTAAGGTTTTCTTAGGATCAAGCGGATCAGGAATTTCCATATACTGATTACCACGTTTCAGCATCTTATCTGCCAGATTGCGGCTCTTGATAAGAGAGTTATAATTTGCCATCTGCACAGAGTCCATCTCCTCAACTGCAGTCTGTTTTCTCTGATCGAGCTTGAACTTTCTCTTATCCATCTGGCGCTCATACTGCTGCTCTTCAGCTGCCTTCTGCGCCGCAGCTTTCTGCGCTTCCATTGTTCTCCGTCGCTCATCCAACCAAGTTTGAATCTCTGTACCATAATCAATATTTCTGGAGAACACATCATTAATCTGCATTATCTCCTGCGGGCTTAGCCCCACAAGGTCCTGGGGATTAAAGTAACTTCCCAGGGCTGGCCCCTGTGGGGAATCTAGAAAGGGTAGGTTCTGTAATTCTCCCCGCCAGTCAACATGTTACCGAGAGCCGGTGTCTGCTGGACTCTGGGCATCTGCATCGACGTGGGTTGAGGATATCCTCCACCAGCTCCTCCACCAGCTCCTTCGCTCTGTGCTTCTCCCATCACACTCTTTGGGTCCACAGTAGTTTTAACATTCATCAGATAATTTCCAGTCTTAGGATCACGAGACACAGAAAAGTTAGTCGGTCCTTCTGCACCTTGATCGCCTAATCCAGAAAGCAACTGGGCCATAAGAGATTGCTTCTGCTCATTCGCCTGAGCTGCCGCCTGTGCAGCAATTCTCGATTTACTCCAATCAGCACTCCAGTTTCCAACTCCAGTCTGCCACTGTTTAGGATCATTTGCCACTAAAGCGCTTCCAAGCTGCCCAAGCATCATAGGCCCTTGTGGTCTCCCCAACCAATCATTAAGAGAAGTCATCCAATTTCCCGCAGTCTGCGGATTGCCTCCCTGAGGGGGATAGTTAATTGCAAAATCTTCCATATTATAAGCCATTTTATTTCTCCTTTCTGTTAATTAGCTGATAAATACCCGCCAACTCCGCCAACTACAGCTCCAATAACTCCACCAATTAGAGGCCCATAACCACCAGCTCCGCTTCCAATCTGTGCTCCAGCAGATGCTCCGGTCATCACTCCAGAAGCAACACTTGCAGTAGTACTTGGAGTATACCCACTTTGATATGATGTCCCGCCGCTAATAGCTGCAATCATATTAGCACCATATTGATACACATCAAATAACCATCGAGTTTCAAGATCATCAAATCTAAGTTGCTTGTCTATCTCTTCTACTTTAGCTTGAATGGCTATACGTCGAGCCTCAATAGTATAATGCGTCACCAGCCTTTGCCACTCAGCTCGACTGAGCATAGCACTAAACATTGTCTTAGCCGCGTCCATAATTAATTGATTACGAGTAACTTCCAGATCAAAATTGATCTTATCTCGATGCTCAGCATTGCCCATTTGAAGCTCATCATCTAATCTGTGAGCTTCCCCCACTTGAGTATTCCTCGTCAACTCATCAGTAGCTCTAATCTGGTCGGCCTGCAGATAAGCCTTAAACCTGAGGTCTGCGTGAAACTGGGCAATATCCCGATTGTTAAACCCTTCCAGTACTGCCTGTCCAATAACAAAAGACGAAGTCAGACAAGCGTTGGCATTCAACATCCCAGCTTGAAAACGTGGTAAAACTGTAGTAGTTAATCGATCATCCTGAATAGCTTCAAAGGCAGCAGCATCAGCTGCAATAGCAGTATCTGCAGCTGGATTAGGCTGACGCCAATATGTATCAATGTCATCGTAAGCATCAGGAGCGTAATCGTTGAAAGTAAAAGCCCGCCCAATATCCGCATCGTAACGGGTGACTGCGTGGCTAAGATACGTTGTCCAATCCGCATCAGGATCAATAGCATCAACCGCTGCATTCAACGCGCATACTGAGTCCCACATATCCTGGAGCCAGTCATCTGGATCGAAAGCAATAATTCCTTCATATGGATTAGGAGTTGTACCAAGATAAGCTGCTCCGACTAGATTATCAATTTCATCAAGCCATTCCTCATGCTGGCCCTGCAAATATGCAGGATACTCTACTGCTCCAGTACTTCCACCTCCGCCACTCATTATGCTATCTCCTTCACAATAAAAGATTTATTATGAAAACCAAACCTCTTACCTAAATTGACCACTAATGGTTCGTCAGTATAAGCAACTATTTTCTGACACTTCATACCCTTGGCAAAATTTTGGATTCCAGTAAATCCTTCCGCCCATGAATTTTTACTAATCTTATTAAATGCCCTAAGCCCATAGATAATCAAACTCTTCTGATTAACTATCTCATCAAAAGCAAAGGAGGTAATTATTACTGCTTCAAATTTACCAGAACTTTTCTCGTAGCTGGAGAAGACATGCATTATTTCTGATATCATAAGTTGTAGAATCTTTATATCTCTAACCTCATCTTCTCCTAATAGCTCATCTATTACAATTTTTATGAGCGGCCAATTATCAGAAATCTGATCCGGAGTTAATCTAAGAAGCATTATACATCCCTCTAACTGCACGTTTGTCTGGAAATTTAAATCTAAGATTGAGATAGTCCATTTCAAAATTAGTTAGATCGTTGCAGTGAACAGCCACTCGATATTCTTGGGAGCTAACTACTGGAAACGCCATCCCCTCTGGATTACATGGGATAAAGGTAGACCGGGCAAAGGCATAATTGTGATCTAGATAATCTACCGCAACTGTCATATCACTCTGACCTTTTCCGCCCACTTCAACTGCGGTTAGAGTCTTATATCCTCTTTGATTGGAGTCAACTACATCCGTCACCACTCGACCCTCATCGTCTCCAGTATCCTCGTAGAAGATTTTCTGAACTCCTGCTCTGTTGTAGATAACACCTGTCACTATCTGATCAATCTCACAAAGTCCCCAGCGGGTCATGAGATAACTCTTAGTCCCGTCGGAGATATAAAACTCCTGCTTTCTCCCGTCATAAACCACGGAGATCTGTGAAAGTGTCATAGACTCAAAGATCCACTGATAACCCTTTCTCTCAATCTGATAATCTGCCCCAATCATCCACATTACACCATCGTTGTCAATGATTAGATGTTGATTCTCATCTCCCCCAACTGCGCCTTTAAAGGGAATTCCCCAGTGGACAAGAGTTCTCTCTGAGTATGAAAAGGTTGGCTCTATAATCGGGGTAAGAAGCGAAACTCCGTTATTGGTATATGCCATCACACCATTACCCAATTTCATTACCTTCCGAATTTCGCAATCTCCGTGGAGAAGATTTCTTGCTCCGGCTGTATTATCCTGATCAACTGTGAAGTCAGCATTTCCAATCTGACTCCAACGGACTATACAAGATCCCGTAAATCCATCATTATCTTCATAAACCCATCCGCCAACAATCTGGCCATTAAACATACAAGCCGTGTGCAGGATCGGAAGAGTAGTCGTAGCGTTCTCATAGTACGAATAAGAACCATCATATTCAACGATCCCATTCTCGGAGAAGAGTAGAAAATATTTCCCAAATAAAACTAAATCCCACATGGTTTACCCCATTACATAGAGATAAAGAGTTAAAGTCGCATTAGCACCTGAAATCGTTACAGTGTCAGTTGCCGTAGGTCCATCAACTCCATTCCAATAATTGAGCTTTGCGGCATTGACTGTATATGTTCCGTTAGACAATCCGGTAAAGACGGCCTCTCCAAGAACATCCGTTGTGTCAGAACCTTCTCCAATTACTTCTACAGTGACCCCACTTATTGGACTAGAATCATCACCATCAAGAACAGTTACGGTCAGAGAATATCCAGCCACCACCTGACGAAGTCCTATGGTCACTTCCCCATCAGCGCCGTTTATTACAAGAGTCCCAGATCCAGATTGGTATCCATCAGCAGTTACTCCAACTGGGTATGAATAAGTTTCCAATCCAGTAAATGCTACCGATCCATTGACTGCTGTATCATCGGATAAAGTCGCACCGGATAAAAGAGTAAGAGTAACTGTGGCCCCATTAATCTCCGCATTACCATCATCAAGATCTACAACGTAGACAGTTCCGATATAAGTGTCTACACAGAAATTAAGCACAACATTTCCATCTTGGTCAATTATCGTACAATCTGTCACTCTTATATGTGCATCGTCTCCACAACAAGGCTCGAGATTGAACAATTGCGGCTGCGGCCAGTCCATTGTTCCAGAGATCGAAGTTGCAACTGAATGTGGAACAAGCCCAGCCTCGGTAGGTTTAACATTGAAGCACTCAATCAACGCTTCAACTCCACGTACTGTTCTCCTATGCGGCCGAAGACCCTTTGCTAATCCCTCTCTGAACTGTGAATAAAATTCGCGCATTGTATTTTACAACTCCAAATTATGGAATAATACCGTCCCATTGATAGGATTTCAATGTAAGCGTATCAGCGGCATGTTGTCCCTGATCGTGTCTTAACATTAAGTGCCACTCCGCTACTGACTTAACTGCACCTTCAAAAATTACATTATTCGATTCAATTACTTTTTCATCCCCGAATCCACCCTCGACATATTCACATCCAGCAACTACTGAGACTTCTGGTGGATCGGTGATATCCTTTATCTGTGCCCATCTTTTACTATAAGATCCAATCTTTATTGAGCAAGAAGCGTATTTATGGTCAGGATCTACAACGGCCTGACCTAATAAATTCTCATACCCCTGTGCGTATGTACAGTGTAGAACTGGATATTTAGTATCCGAATTATGCGACCCATATCCACTCTGATAAGAATCTGTAGCATTTTTATGCCAATAATACCCAATTAGATCTATATGCGCAGCCGCTCTAAGAGTATTAGATCTTACATTTCTCTCTTGACTCCACGTGTCTAATCCATTTTCGTAATTCTCTGTGCCTAATTGCCCAATAGCAACAGTACTCCTCAGTGGAATGTTTTCCCAATGCGACCCCATCCAGAGAAATACTGACCAATTTTCTGTTCGAAGAATTTTTTCTCTCATGCTGAAATCATAATATGGAATTATAGAAGTTACATAATACTCAGCATACGCGTACCCAGTATCTTCAAACGTTGTTCCGTCTTCTACAATCGGAGCACTCACCACACAATGCCGTTGGATTCTACGAATTAGATTTTGAGATCCATCAATAGGCTGATAGACTTTAGTACCTCCCATCCAATATGGACTAAGGATCGACATCTTAGATCCTACTCCATATTCAAGATGAGCATACTCTAATCCCTCTGCATAGTTGCAATTTATAGGACTGAAATAACAAGGCCCGAGATAATACTCAACATCCCAAAAGTGTTGATTGGTAGGAATGGTCGGATCGTAAGCTGCTATTTGCGGGGTGACATTATAATTAAATAAAAGAGCTCTTGCTTCACACACATGATCTACAGGGTATCCTGATTGAGCACAATCAGCACTTCCTGTTTTGTTTTCTGTAAGCCAATCTGACAGACCCACAAACGCGCCCATTTCACCAAATGTATCGTCTACGGTACCGGTATCAACCATTGATCCAGGCTGAGGCTCAGCCCATCCTGGATAGGATAAGTCTAATGGGTAATTACATTTATAACAATCACCGTCTGGATCAGCACTGTCCCTCCAATTCTTATACAAATAAGAAGATCGAAGATTCTCCATCGGAGGATCGCAAACGTACGTGAGAAGATTATACAATGGTTCTGAAGTATCAGTCGCCAATGTGTAGCGAAAGTAGTCGTAATCAGTAGCAAGATGATTCCCTGTTCCGACCATAGTTCCCGAAACATCCTTCGGTACATCCACATAAGTGTTGTTCTTCGCATCCCACATAAATGCATAGACGCCATATTGAACGTAGATATATCGATCATCTGGATAAACTATAGCCGGATCATCTGCTTCTCTTCCGCAGCAAAGAATCGTCCCAATCACAACATTCCCACATGAGTCCATTACACTTACATCGACTGTCATATCCTTAGCATCGGTGTCAGCTCTCAACTCATTTGTCTGGCTCCATGTAGCAACTTCAGTCAGCTCAAAATAATCTGAGTCAGCTCCTGACAGTATCCATTGATAAGGCTGAATTCCACCCTCAACATACATATAGAGAGTCTCACCTGGAAAGATCGGCTGGAAGTTCTCAGGACTCCACTCGAAACAAAATCTCTTTTCTGAGCACTCGTCCCAAGGTGGAACTGCGATTGTCATTCTTTCATTTCCTCAGGAACAAAAGTCTGGAATTCTTTTGAGCGCCGATCAGGAATGAGTACAAAAGTACACGCAACATCGGAAATATCTAGCACATCTGAGTACACAAATAATTGATCCCCACGCTTTAGCGGCCCTGCAATTCTATCCATTGTTTCCATAGCATCAGCATCTATTCTCGCCGCAGATTTCCCACCATACCCAATCCCAATTGTAAACTTTGGCTTCTGTTCAGAAGCAATATCAATGATCGCATCCTTCAGCCTGCATCGAAAGGGCACATTGAAGAAACACACAATTCCGTCCTTGCCGACTCTGGAACAATAATGTGAGAATACAATCGGAGGAAGAATCCCTCTGTTCATCCCATTAGCCTTTTTATAAAGCTTCTTCAGATGTCCGGCAACTTGCCGAAACTTCGAATCTGTTGAGGTGCCATTTATTACGATATCCATATTAGGCCTCGTTTATTACTGTATTTTCGTAGATCTCTTGCTCTACGATATCCTTGTCAAGATCGGTTAGCTCAGTCATAAGAGCATTCATCCAATCGTTTGCACCCTCAGTGTTGCGGTAACTAACTTCAAGTTGATAAAGCGCAGCATAAAGAAGCAGGTGAGGATGGGTCTCTGACCAATAATTTACGTCGGTGTTATTGACCATATTTGCGTGGTCATAGAGTCCCCAGACTTCAACAGTGTACTCCCCATCTGTAGGAGGGGCGAACAGGATCATATTGTACAGAGAGGGGGCCGCAACAACATGATCTAAGAACGCCCCCTGATCGTCTTTATCTGTTGACTCTGGAGAACGGACGTACCCGGGGCACCAGTACTCTGGTTCTCCGGCATCCATGGCAGAGATAAGCTCATTGTAGTCAGCCCACAAACCGTTGATGTTCTTGAACTCCAATTTCCATCTCTGGTCTGAAGAGTTCTTAGTCACCCACACCTCTTGAATGGCTCGACACAATTGGAAAGTCACATAAAACGACCCCGCTGCAACTGTCTCATAAATCCGAGACTGTGATTGCTGAGCATTAATTCTCTTGTCGAGCATCTTTAGCCCAGCGTTAATAAAGAAATCAGCCCCGTTATCAGCCCAAGTTGCTGTAGACGTGACTAGATCATATCGGCCAGACATTTTAATGAACTTTTCTCTTATCCCTACAAGATCCATCCTACACCTGCTTTGTTAAATTGTAAAATACAACTTTAAGTGATCAAAAGTCCTGTAAGCTGAAAGCTAACTGCATCTGCAGTACCGGCCTGAATACGAACCGTATGGTTGGTGTCCAGGATAATAGGTTCTCTCTTCAGCGTGTTTGCCGCAAGTGAGTATTCGTAGAGAATCCAATCCTCGCTTGTCGCGGCCCCGCTTGCGTCAGTTACTGCAACACTCACATCTACAGCGGACCCCGTTTGATTACACATGTATAAAATGCCTTCGAATTCCCCAGAAGTACATTCATAAAGCTCTGCTTCCGAGGTATTTGCCGGCCGACTTGCCGCAATTCTTCCATAAGCCTCAGCCATTTAATCCTCCTATTCCATTTGCATTAGAAAAAAGAGCATTGTCCGGCCAGCCATAGTCTGCTGAACAGGAGCCTCAAGTTCTGCACGAGTTACTCTCTTATCCACATTGGTTGACGTATCACTCACTGCGAACTCATCATCTGATGCTGGTGAAGTACCAAGCGCAGTAAGATCCTTAATTCGTTTATTTGCCATTATTATCCTCCGAACACGAGAGCGTTTCCGCTCTCATCTACCATCTGATCATTACTGTCAGTTATCCACTCATCGTACTCTGTCATGTCCTTAAAATAAAGGGAATTGCCAGACTCATCTACCATTTGATTATCTAACTCATCAACCCATAAAAAATCAATAGAGTCATTAAAGTTCAGATAATAATTATGAACCCCGCCAGCAGCAACCCACATTCCCCCATTACCTGGGACTAAAAAGGGCGGATCTGCCAACACATTAGAATCAGCTTCGCACCATAAATATATGGTCATCATAGGAACAGTAGCCGTATCCTCATAAACCACTAATTGAGAACCGACATTGCCCCCAGAGAGAGAAGCTAATTCCAGCGAAGGATCATTGATCGACGCGACGGCAACTGGACTTTGACCGAGTCTCTGGTGAACTCCATATGGAACTGGATTAGTCGGATCAGAAGGATCTTCTGTTAATGAGATTTGTGGGGCCGTAATGGCGTAGTTCTTTCTCGCGCCGTAATATAACGGCCCCACATCACCGACATAGAACTGTTTATTAGCTCTAATCGACATTCAGATCACCTTACGGGGTCAGTCCATTGTCCACGCCGACGCCGTTCAGATACGCACAGGTCTGGGGATAATGGAACTCAAGACCAACTTCAGTCAGCCATTCTTCCTTCAACCCGTCAATGCGGCCGGAGCCAGAGGATTTGTCATCATAATATTTAGTCTGCTGAATGTACCGTTCCTTCAGGTTTTTCGGCTCGAACAAAACCATAGTGTAATTGTTCGTGTCTTCATAGGTGAAGAGCGGGTGACGTTTCAGATAAATCGTGCCCTGAGGATGAATCCACTCCAGAACACGCAGACCGTACGCGGGGCTAGTCGGCTGAAGATTGATCGTGCCGCCGGCTTTAGCCAGACGATTAATTGCGTTGATCGCACCGGTGCCGCAAAGGGCCAGGCGCTCACTGGAACCATACTTAAAAACATCAGCCAGCTGTTCGTCCAGCCAATCCTCACCACTGGTCGTCCATGCGTCGCCAGCGTAGTCAGTATTCAGTGAATAGTCATCGACCGTTGATCCAGAAGCCGTAGCTCCTTTAATGAAAGGGACCAATCCCTGGGTAAATCTCTGCGGATGACCATTCTCACCAGTGATCTCAGCCCGCACACCGAACAAAAAACCTCTTTCCATCTCGACGCCGTGGAGTTTCAATGCCTCCTTTTTTGCTTCCTTCCAGGCCTCCATAGCCCGCAGTTTGGTCTGAATCTGCGTCCGGGTCATCTCGACAGGAGTTCTGAAGATCTGGGTATAGTTGTAGTATTTCGTGGGCTCGTACGAAATCGCATCCGGCATCACCCCACCTTCGGGATTGGCGTTGCCCACGACCAGAATGGTGTCTGCATCAGAAAGATCGGTGCTGGCACCGTTGTCGTCGTCTTCCAGAAGCCGCACGGTCAGTCGCGAACTGGCACCGTTCTTGTCCACCTCGGTAATAAGGGCCACAACATCTACGTCGTAGTGGGAAGCATCCCGCAAAAGAACCGCATGACCCTTTCTCATCATATCTGCGGTAGCTTCAGCAACCTTGACATAAAGTGTATCGCCAGTTGTGCCACCCGTGGTATATGCCGAGCTCATGGCAAAGTCGGTATAAATGTTAGTAATCGCCCCGGACTGAGTCGGAAGGGTCTTCGTCCACCAATAGAACTGAGGATCAGTAGCTCGTTCCGAACTCATCATGGACATAATAGCCGTGAGAGGGTAATCTCCATTCGGCTCCATATACAACAGTGTTTGGCGCCAGTCCTTCGGCCTGATATTGGAATCATCCCAGGACCCGGTACCGCGCATTCCTAAAAAACCACCCATTTTATTTCTCCTTTATCTTTTATAAATTGTAAATTACAATTTCATGTTATGACACAGTGGTATAGATTACTTCCCAGCCGTCGTTTGCCGGAACAATAACAGTAATCTCATTCGCTGCATCCATGTCACCACCAGCGGCCAGTTCTGATCCACTCTCCTTCACCAGAAGAGATACATCATTGGTAGCTCCGACTGGCGCACTGAACACATAAATCCCATATGCATCGCCCAGCGCCGGCAGAGTAACATTCACTGCCGCAGAAGATGAATCCACAATCAAATGATGGTCATGTGGGGTCATAGAATAATGTGCACTCACCACTTTTCTCTTCCCATTCCCAGAAGTATTCTGGTATAACACTTCTTCCTGGCTCATATTACACTCCTTCCAGCGCGATCATCTCTTGGATGTCATGCTGCATTTTTGAAAGTTGATTTGCGTTAGGCTTCATTGCCTTCTTGTTCGATGTTCCCGGAAGTGAAGGGTTCCCACGCTTTGCCCGTTTCATAGCGCCCTTGGAAATTCCCAACATTTTATACGCCCGTTGAGCAGTCTCCTCCAACTTCTTTTCCATATCCCACTCAGGATGCTCAACATCAACGGTATTGGCAATAGCCCCAACCGCCACTCTGGCCTCTTTCAACTGAGGATGTTCACCCCAAAAATTGTCGATAGCCTTTCGAGTGTTGAACTGGCTGTGAACATACTTCATGGTCATTTGTGGGATAGATTGAAGAACATGCTGAGTTGATTCCGCGATTGCATCTTCCCGCGCTTTCTGGTAGATCGAATTCAACATCTCATTGAACTTCTGTGGATCGTCGATCAGATCATCCATCGGCGTATCTTTGAGAAAATCAATCGGCTCCGTAGGCGTCCTGGGCTGCGCAGGCTCCTGTTCCTGAACTGGCTGAGTCTCACTTCTCTGATGCTGAAGATTTTCGTTGATCGAATTCAACTGCTTGATCAAAGCATCATTCTGTTCTTTCAGCGAGGTCAGCTCATCAGGTTCTTCCTGCTCTTCTTTCTCCTCCGATACATCATCCTCTACTTCTGTCCCTTCTTCTTCCTGAGTTTCCTGTGTACTCTCCACCATATCTTCCACATTATCGACATAGTCGTCCTCAGAAATACTATCGTCTGCGTCCAAAAAATCGTCTATCGCGCCTTTCGTAACTTCATCACTCATCGTTCGTTCTCCCTCTGATTATAAAGATCCTGTATTGCGTCCCGTAAAACATACGGGACAGTCATAGCCGCCTTAATTCCTTGAATCCTCCCTTGAAATCTCAGCATCTCTTCATGAGAAGATTCTTCTTCAAGTCGGATTCTGGTAGAACTAAGCAAGTCCTCCCAGACCGCCAAAAAGTCCTGGAAGAGCACCGTTTCCAGAAAGCTCTCCACCTGAGCCAGCGTACTGCTGGGCTTGATTTCCATTTCCTGGTCCATTTCCCATATTCTCCAAAGGCTGTAGATTTCCAGATTTAATATGCCTCACTACTGCTTCATCAGGCATAAACTGCGGCTGCATATTTCCCTGCTGCTGAGGCTGAGGAGCCATTCTAAACTCATCAATATTCTTAGCTCCCGCGCCCATAGCCACATACTCAAACAATTTAAACAAATCGAATCTCTGTTGAAGTGCCTGATTCTGCGAAACTACCTCAAACAATTTCAACCAGACATTTGAGAAGTTTCCCTTATTAGATGAAGCATCATTCACCACTACATCAAAATTAATATCCAATGACTCAGGATATACAGCAAGATGACTCGGAGCCTGTCCCATAAATTGCGCTAATTTCTCTGCCCACTCACCAGAAGTTTTAATCATCATCGGCTCAGTCATAAACTGTTGAGCATGAGAAGCAAAGAGATACCCGATATCTCTCATTCCCTGAGCAGAAACCATCTGGACAATTCTGTTTAATCGAGTTATTGCTCCAATCTGAGTACCTTGAAACTCCAGTCCAGTCAATCTCTCCGGCCCACCTTCCCTGAGTGATCCCATCGAAGAATCATCAGCTCCAGAAATTTTCTGCATCCACTGTACGATCCATGATGAATCTGCAATGTTATTACGAGTTACATCATCTACCGGCATCTGCATGAGAACATTTCGAACATCCGTGCCCCAGGCTGGCCGGCGAAGCCTAATCACCCCACCATTCTTTCCCTTAGGATTAGTAATATCGTTAATGTTCACTCGATAAGGATCAATTACATATGTGCTATTTACTGCCTTTCGCACCGCTGCGATATGCGCATTAAACAACCAATCGAGAATCCCTTGGAGTCCCTTTAATGTTTCAATCCGAGAAACAGGAGTCAATGAATATCCATCAAAATCTGGCGCCGCAATTCCTACTGGGAACATATCGTGATCCAGATCCAAGGGCTGAGCCCGGAGAATAATTGAATCCCCACCAATCACGAAGTACCATTTCTCTGGGTAATCACTCTCCTCTCCATCAATTCCCCACTCAGATGGGAGAATATTACAATACATATGGATCAAATCACAAGGGGTTAGACCACTGGTTTCGTTTCCTCTGGTCCGTCCAGTATTAATTTCCCGAGACGATTCATCTGTATTATAAATTGAAGTTCGACCGGAAACATGCTTCAAATATTTTGCGTTAAAAAATTCTCCTGATCTCTCCCGAGAAAGAATATCCATCATATTCGTGTGTTCGACCCATCCAAAGAACTCAGAACTCTGAACTTCATGAATTGGACAGTTAGGATCAGGAAGACAAGAATATGGATCTATATTAACCAGCCGATTTCCCTCGAAGTTAAACCCTCTCGCTGAGCTAACTGTTCCCCAAGAAGGAATCGCTGCTCCAAATCCATAGACCAAACAGTCCCTCAGCCAGGTGTGGATATTAACCCCTACCTTAAAGCGATGACAATGAAGATCAATCACTTTTTCCATCAACATCGCACCGTAGGTGTCTTCTGGCCCCATACCATCATATCGAAAGATCGGAGAGTTTAAGAAAATCCCAGTGAGATAAGAAAGCCAAGTCTCAAGAATTGCGTAAGAATATGGAAAGACAACAGATACTGGCTTACGTTCATCATTGTCCTGAACCTTCTCTTCTTCCTCGTCGATAAATTTATAACAAGTAAGAATTTGATCTAACTCATTCCATGTATCAAATTTATTCGACATCTGAGTCTGCGCTGCGAGAGCTCGGTCCATTACTTCAGTCAAAATCTTCCCGTGCAAATCCGATGTGGGCTTCAATTTTAGATCATAAGGATAGTCATATTTATAATCCTTATCAATTAATGCCGCATGAACTTTTTGGCTTCTTATTTCCCGATATCTCATTCAGATTCCTTTTTTCTATGAAGATAACGCTGAGCAACTTCTAACTTAACATATTCAGTCGCGATACTACTAACAGAGTCTTGCACTTTGTCTACTTTTGTATCTAATTTGCGAAGATAATCACACAGTTTATCCTGCATATTATCGCGTAAAGTTGCTTGTCTTTTCTTGCACTCCTTACAATCCTCTGTCGTAATAAATCTTTCCTGCCTAAGCTCCATCCTGGCAAGGCGATCTGCATTCTCCTCCATCTTGATAAATAGTCTCTCTTGATCTTTACTATATTGATCTATCCGTTGAGACAATCTACCAAAGGTTACGATGATCGGCAAGCCTGCAAACAGCAGTGTAACCAACGGGCCTATGATAATTTTTACGTATTCCATAATTTAAAATTGTAAATTACAAATTACTGAATCACATCAGTGATCATCCAGATATAAATGAAGACCGCTCATGGTAGACCCACTCAACTCACTGGGGAAAATACCTATAAATCGCATATCGCCATTTAATAGATAATTCGCAGTTGTTGTCCCAGAAAATTGTCCAATCGTAACCGGAATAGTAGTATTGTGCATGGCAGTGTAAACACCAGTACTACTACGTGTCACATTTGAAATTAGTGATCCGTTGATATAGAAATTTAGACCAGAAGACACACTGGAACCTGAATATGAAGCAGCTATTGTAGTGTATGAACTCAATGATAGTGCATTATCTATAGCTATTGAGATATTATTGTTACTATTAACATCATATAAGATAAGGCCAGGTAAATAGTTAACTACTACAAAAGAGTATTCACCAGGATTTGGATTGCTACTGAGATCACGTTTAGCCAATATTGTAGAATAAGTATCTTCTATAGTCGTATTCGCAACTATAGAAAACGCGCTGTCATCCGTCCCGTCGCCAAAAGAAAGATCGTCGCTGTCAGCAATTGTGAGAAAATCACTACCGCCATCGAAAACGATCTTGGGGTATCCGTTAGTCGAGTTCAGCGTCAACCCTGGTTGCTTGGCCTCCGTTGACTGCGTCGCATCATGGCTATTCCCACTTTGATCATACCACGTTACAACGTACAGAGTGTCGGTTTCAGCCGTCCAACTTCCGCCCGATGTGTATTTGACTTCATTTGTCCCTGGATTTACGGCCCATATAGGGACTTCATCTGCCGCCGTTACGCGTCTGACAAGAAATAAATCTATCCCGATGTCAATACCTGCCATCCGGTGATTGGCAAGTGCAAACGTCGGAGTAAGGTCAAGTGGATCGACTGGTGTGGAAGCCCCCCTGAAAAATAAAGTTGATCCGGCATAAAGCGGCGTGGAGATAGCCGCTATTAAGATCAGCGCAGCAATTAATGCACATCTAAAAATTTTCATATCTATATCCCATCTGTCTCAGAAAACCACCCATTCGCATCCATAAAAGCTTGATCTTTTAAAAATCCCTTTTCTGCCGCCGTTAAAATTTCGTCATAAATATTCACAACTTTGCCTCTAAATGTTATATCGGCATTGATCTTCCCTGAAATTGATTGATCTTCCGTGTCGATCCTAACAGCCCATTGGCCGGATGAAGGATGTGGAAATGGTTCAAGGGCTGCGCATGTTACTTGTCCGGGATAACAATCGCCGTTCGAGTCCACAAGACCTAACTGAAAATTAATCTCTTCAAGCCTGCTTCTTGCCTGATTTTCGTTCGCAAAAATGGCGTAATAAACTGTTGCATTCGCCGATGAAGCCAGAAACAAAAAGCATAAAATTAAGATTAATTTTTTCATCAGTATGACTCCTTTCCTACACCATAAATAGACAATGTCTTTACAGTGCCGGTTACGGTCCCAATGTCTATTTTAATAAAATCCGATGCGTCCCAGGCACCGTCACTCACAGTCCCGGCTGTCGGCGTGTTGCCACATGTAATAGTGGATGATAACGCTGATGCGCAGTTGTCGCCGTTACTGTCGCATTCTTGGATGTCTAATACCACGCTTTCCGAACTACCTTCAGGGTCTACAATGCATCCGATTGAAGACAGAGTAAGCGCACGTTGCAACCTGACATAGTGTATGTCATCGTCTGATGGATCGACAAGAGACCAAGCGACATCATAGGGAAAATCCTGCATTGTGTTATCATCAGCGTCAATTATTTTATTTGTCAAAGTGTCCGAGCTTGAGGCTGATATATAAGCAGCAGAAGTGTTTTCGGCTTCTGTCCAGACATCAAAACAGCTTTCAGCATTCCCGGAAGCATCGACACCAAGAGGCGCTGAACCTGATGAGCAATTAGTCCCATTTGCATGTAATGATGTCGCTGTATCGGAATGTAAATTTGATACTTCTGTAGTTGAAGCGATTGTCATAGGCGCTGTCCCTGTTGCCACATCGCTCTCGAACGTCTCAGCTCTGATTTCATAAGCCCCGGCATCCCAATCACCAGTGAGTGCCCTTGTACCTGCCGCAAGAAGATAATTGGATTCCGGGTAGTATGTAGCAGCGCCAGTCCCATCAAATCCGGCGAAGGTTGAGACGGTTCCGGTGTGACCAGCAGATGACCAGGCAAGAGTGATCAAGTCAGCATGATCCGTTGCAAGAGACGGTGAAAACTGCGATTCAAACGCTGACTCAACTGAAAGAAAATTTGTCGCTCCTTCCTGAACAATTATCTTTGCGGCGAGTAGTGCAAATTCCGAGACATGATCTGGAAGAGATGAGGGAGGAAGAGCATCTTCGGCCTCGCTGAGAATGTAATCTCCCTGACCGTACAGCACCAAAAGTTCGCCATCATTAGCGATATAAATCCAGTGGACTCCATAACGATTAGGAGTTAACGCAACTAATCCAGAAGAAGTGTCATTATAATTAGCATTGTCAATTTGCGAAACGTCTGATTCTTGCCAAGCAGCACCGTCATAATAATAGTACTCAAATGTATCCGCCCCAGAGGTGTCTATCGCAGAAATCGAAATCGGAGTTAGCCCCACGTCGACCGTGCCACTTTCAACAGCAAGATAACGATTACCAGTTTCTGATACCTTCAATCCACCTGTGTGAACAATCTCTCCATCTTTTCGAGCTAAGTGACCCTGGATTCGGCTTATAACCTCAGTTAAATCCATCCCGGCTTCGAGGATATGAAGGTCTGTTCCTTCCTTAAACGCCCTACCTAAATAGAAAGATGTTCGAGAATCTGAGGTTTTAGTAGCTTCAGCAAAGACTTGTGGAGCGCCGGCATTATATTCAACTCCGATATAATTTAATCCCTCAGCAAGAGCAAGAGCAGAATCCTCAGCCCAGTCAAATGAATAAGTGTTAGAGAGTCCATTATTCGTAGATTTAATAAAGCCAGTTCCTGCAGCCACAGTCAGTGTTCCATCACCGTTATCAGTAAATCCACCACCAGACATATAACCAGCTGACTGTGTGTTGTTTAGCCAATCTTGGACAGTGAGATAAGTTGCTACAGGAATGTTTAGAAGAGAAACATCGGAGATTGGATAATACTCCCAATAAAGCGGGGAAAGATCTGGCTGTTGATTCACTGAGGGCTGAAGTGCGTAGAAGATTGACCCCTGCCAAGCCACCATATCATCAACGACATAAGATTCAGTCGGAGACCATATTCCCAGTTTGGAACTGTCCGAGCCTGTAAGAGTCCCAGTGTAAGGTCTGGGGCCAAAAGGACCGTGGGTAAACGGAGTAGCGAAGACCGTAGTGGCAAAAAGAATTGAGAATAAAACAAGGATTAGTTTTTTCATTCTTCCCTCCTTACGGTGTGTACTCTGGAGTAATCATGAGAACCCCAGCAAGTCCAGCTCCAGCGGAGATAATACTCATATTTGCTAGAGTTCCTGGAGATTCAATTGCGAGAGACTGACCAACGTAGAGAATATGACCCAGAGGAGTTCCGGACTGGACAGCGTCAGTACCGAAAGCGAATCGAACTGGGTTGTTCTCACAAGTGATCACACAACGAGAGATTGTTCGTCCACGAGAGTCTGTCCAGACCGCAGTGAGGATGTCATCTTTCATGTTTTGTGCGGCATCGGTGGAAGCTGCACGAACTGTAGTCCCCGCTCGGCCCCCGACATAGTGGACCATTTGAACGGTTGCAAAGGCAGTTGAGCAAATAAATAAGACTGCCAGTGAAACCAATAAAATTCTCTTAGTCATTTTCTCCTCCTAAGTTGTAAATTACAATTTTAAGGGCAAATTCCTGCAAAACTCAGGGCTGGATCATTATCCAGTTCATCAAACTCACTCTCATCTGGATCAGGCTCAAAGTCCATAGGCTCAAATAACAGCCGTCCCTCTTCGCGATCAATAATCTGGTTGATATAAGCCAGAGCATCCATTACGTCCCAATATTTAGATCGAGGAAATGAAAGGAGTTGAGTTTCAAGTTTCTGCGTCTGAGGTTTATTATGGAAGATTAGTCCTCTCTCATAATATGGAACAAGTTCACGAATTCGAAGGACCTTCCCCTTCTCTGCGTGGCCTTGACGAGCTTTCAATTCAAGAAAGGTAGAAATGATTCCTTTCATTTGCATAATATTGCGGATGGGCTGGGAAATAAAATCCTCAAGTCCAGTTACTTCAACACCAAAGATCGGCGCGCGAAACCAATTAACCATCTCAAAGAGATTATCGTAGAAATCTGAGGGAGTGAATTTTCCAGACCGAACTTGACGGACGAATAATTTCTGACTAGAACGATGAACACCAACACAAACAATAGCAGAATCTGCGGACTCCAATTTAGAAGTCTTCGCAGGGTCAGCAATAATTACGTTTACCATTTCTTTTTCGGAAATTTTCTCATCGCCAATTTTGAGGTAGTCTCCCATTTCGTCGTAATAACGAAAATAGCCTCCCTTAAATGCCCGATCTATTGTGGAGATAGGGATTGAACGGCGTTCACGAAAGAAAACATCCTCTAACCCCTGGCGTTTATGCTCTTCATATTCAGCGCGGATTTCTTCTGAAGTCATATACGTTGGGTCGAGAGTGTTGAACTCGTCGTCACAAATGTCAAGACGAATACCATGCCAGGAAGGGTCATTTAGAAGCATCTCAAGAAGAGAATCTTCGTGCTTAATTGTGTCGATGTAAATGAAGATGTAGTCTTTATCATAGGCCGAAACACATTTAAGCGGATCGGAATAGAACCACTCACGAAGTTTCCGACGTTGTTCCTCGGATTGGATTAGCTCTTTATCCTCAAGATCATCGAAAATGATAAGATCAGGGCGGTGATTCTTTCCGTTAAAATTATGAAGAATCCCACGAACTTGCTGGCCAGCGCCACGAGGAAGAACCTTAGTTCCAAAAGAGGAGACCCAGGATTTTTTACTAAAAGATTCTTTAAACTCCTCGTCGTAGTTGGCGTCGATTCGCCCAAAAACCTCACGAACCAATTCGTTCGCTAAGAGTTCGCGCTTAAGATTTTCCGTCTGAGAAATGGCCAGATCCGACGATCCAGTAATGTAGACAATGTACTTGGAGAGGTTGAAGAGAATCCGTTTTGACATGAATCCATTTACGATAATCGAAGTCTTTCCAAACCCTCTTGGAGCGGCGATGGCTAATCTCTGATGCCCCACATCGATTGCTGTAGTAATTTCCCTATGAAGATTAGAAAACGGTGAGAAGAAAATCTCCGGAAAGAAAAATCTCCCGTAAATCTCCGTTGAACTAAGGGTCTGCGCTAAAATTTCCTCAACATCCACAATTTTCCCCATTACCGCTTTCATCACTGGTTGCTATGTATGAGTTCGCTTCGCTCAACGACTCATCAGCAATCAACCCAGAGTCCATTCCGATCTCGACTGCGCGGGATTTTATCTTCTCGATTTGATCCTGGCTCAACGTAGTGTGGACTGATCGCACGTTTACATTTTTTGGCGCCACGTGACCGGCCAGTCCTAAGAGATAAGTCGCGCCTTTAAACTTCAAATGTGGACTTGTGTGCTCATCTTCAAGTTGGGATTTTATAATCTCGATGGCCTTCGGGGCAAGTGCTTGGATCTCAGATCGAACATCTATCGTCCCCCGATCTGCCTCTGCTCTAATCAATTCGATCAATCGAATAACCATTGGAGAATTTCGGATTTGGCAAATTCTCTCCGGGGATTTCCCCATCATCTGAGCGATTTGCTTATTGTTGTACCCGAGAACGATTAATCTTGCCACGTTGTGGTGAAACTCCCACACGTGCTCGACCCGAGGGGTCGTCGCCAATGGAACGCGCCGCCCGTCTCGGTCTTTAGATTTCACATCTAACTTTCTTTCGCCCACATAATATTCCATAATGAATAGAATATCATTAGTGAGTGGATTTGTCAATGATTAATTTTCAACAAATGCACAGTAAATTCCGCCACTAAATTGTAAATCACAACTCTCAATTCCAACCCCCGCTAATTGGGATTAGTTGGATTTGATCAAAATTGCTCAATTAGAAACTTCAAAAATTATAGATCAATGTCTATCGCGTGTGTGCGGGGACTAGATTCCCCCTTCGAGTCCCGACGTGCTAGGTCTGGGGTTCTAATAAACTCATTATAAGAAAGCAGGGGCGGGTTGACAGAATATGGGGATTTGTTTATGATGAAGTCAATATTAAACAGCGGGCGGAACAAATTGCCTGCATAAACAATCAACACAAGGAGGGTATTATGACAGAGAACACAACGACAACATGGACTTTTGACAAGGGCACGGGCAAAGGCGATGACCGAGTAGTGACTCAGGAATGGACAATTACCGATTGTCCGCCCGAAAAGGAAAGACTGGCATGGGCAGTGGACGAGGGAATTCTGACCATGAGCGACCTTGCCGTGGCAAGTAGGTCTAAACTGAAAACAGGCGCGACCATGACATGGGAACAGTATACCGCGGCCATGACGGCCGAAGCCAAGCGGGTCGATGCTCAGACCCTGGCAATGGCCAGGGCAATTCAGACCGGGGATATCTCGGCGTTAACACCGGAACAATGCGCACAGTTGGCTAAAGCCCTTTCTGCTAAGGCGTAATCATTAAACCGGGCGGGCGAAAGTCCGCCCATTAATCAATCAGGGGGATTTATGAAATATACAAAACGCGATATCACGTGTACGGAGGAATGTGGAAATTTCAATTGTAAATATCATCGAATCCAGCCCCACGAGAAGTTTGACCCTGTGAATATGTCATCAGGCGAATGTGATTGGGAATTGTTAACGGATGAAAAACATATTGCGTTAATTGCATATTTTATGCGTCCGGAACAAATCCGCCGATCAATTGAAACGCTAGAGTCATTAATAATAGAAAAAGGGGGTGAATAATGCCTAACTCAAAACGGTTTATCCGTTGCTCTCGCCGGGGATATTCTCTGGCGTGGTATAAGTGCCAGACGCTTTACGCGATTAAGATCATGGTCGCGTATGGGCAACTAGACTTTAATTAAGAAAGGAAGAATATAATGGCAGTTACATTCCAGAACACTGAGACAGGAGAAAAGGTAAGAGCTAGCGGGCTGTTTATTAATAAAGGCGTGAAGAGACCACGCCGGATTTATGCCTTCGATAATCTTCGCGGTCATGACGCCATTGATGATGGCATAATCGAACATGACGAGAAAATGCCGTTTTCAACAGACAAGTACCGTCAAATATGGCGACGGTTCAAGATTTGCAAACCATGGAAAGTTTTAACCCGCTAATTTGTAAATTACAATTCCGATTATCACGCCCTGGTGGGATCATCCTGCCAGGGCGTTTTTTATTGGCAATTGATGAAATATACATGAGGCCTTCAAATCGGGCCCACAATCAATTTAAAATCAAAACCCATACCCATATAAAGGGTTTATGGTTTGAACCCAATATGAGGGCAATTTGATAATGTCACACCCATATTTAACCATTTATATAAGGCGTTTTATGATGGTCGGAATGATCAATTGATATCATGTTATTTTGTTATTTTGCGGTCTCCGTAACCCCCCCCCCTTGTTCGCGCATTTTTACAATTTTACAAAATGATTTTATTATATAGGTTTTAGTTATAAAAAAATATTTTTAAATATAGTAATATATATATAAGTATATTTATATTTATAAAAAAATATTGTTCTAATAAGATTAGAGTGAAAATGGTTTGTAAAGTTGTAATTTTGCGCGGAAGAGGGGGGCACGTTACGGAGGTGACATTGATTGCAAAATAACAAGTTGCAAATTACATTGGCATGATCTTTGCCTTATGATTTGTTGAATAAAATCAATGATTTATGAGGGTGAAATAATGTGTTGACAACAAAATAACATTATGATAGAATTTCATCAATTGGATATGGATTTAACCATTAATAAAAAA